AGGATTGTTTCTGGTTCTGCTGGTATGCTTTTTATACCACCATCTACATTTAATTTGGAATTTAAGTCTAATGGTAAAGAAAATGAAAACATTGGTAAAGTTGCCGAATGTGTTATTGAAAGTATTGATGTAAATTATGCACCAAACGGATGGTCTGCACATACAGATGGTGCACCAATTCAAACTACAATGTCTATTAGTTTCAAAGAAATAGAATTGATAGACAGAGAAAAAATAGAAAAGGATGGTTATTGAAATGCAATATTTTGATACACTCCCAAAAATAATTCACACAAATAATAATGGTATTTCCACCATTATGACGAATCTTATGGCCAGAGTCAGTATTCTACCAGAGATTTTAAAGAATCCAATGGTATATTACAAATATGATGTACAAGATGGTGATACACCAGAAATTGTTGCACACAAATACTATGATGATCCATATCGTTATTGGATAGTATTGTTTGCAAACAAGATGTTGGATCCACAATGGGACTGGCCACTCAATTCATTACAGTTTAATGAGTATGTAAATGACAAGTATGGTAACACATTGAGTAATTTACATCACTATGAAAAGGTGATTACCAAAACTACCCGTGGGACAGATGAAGACCAAACAGTCACAGAAAGTTTTACCATTTCAGGTGAGGAATTTGTAAGTTTACTTTACTCACATCCATTTGGCATTGATCCAGTTAGAACATTTCCTTTATCAACGGGAGTTGTGGATATAACAATACAACCAACACCAGTGACTAATTATGATTACGAACTCAATTTAAATGAATCTAAAAGAAACATTAACATATTGAATTCAAAATATGTTGACCAATTGGAAACTGAATTTCAAGATTTGATGAGTTAATATGGCCACAAATAATCCCACTCCAGTTGAAGCTTCTGGTGCTTATTCACCACAAGACTATTCTTTAAAAACACTTAATTTTTTAACAGCAAGTGGTAAAAGAATAGAACTTAAAAAAATTATGATGGAGTTTTCATATTATGAAGATATCTACACATTTGCAGCATCAGGTTATGTGACTTTGGTTGATGCACAAGGTTTCATCGAACTTCTACAACTAACAGGTAACGAATATCTTGAAGTTAACTTTGGTAAAGTAAAAAATGGTCCAAACGGGAATGACCAAATTTTTAGGGTGTATAAGATTGGTGATAGAAAACCTGGAGGCAACCATAATACCGAGGTCTATACACTTCATTTCTGTTCGGAAGAATTAATGCTCTCCGAACAAACAAAAATAAGTAAATCATATTCTGGCCAAAAGGTTTCTGAAATTGTACAGGATGTGTTGATAGAAAAACTCAAAGTCAAACCAAAAAACATCAATATAATTGAAGAAACAACTGGTGTTTATGACTTTGTTGTTCCAAGATTGAAACCATTTGAAGCCATTAGTTGGGTATCAACATATGCAAGGCCAAAGAAACAAAACAGCACAGCTGATATGTTATTCTTTGAAACAAAAGAAGGTTTCAATTTTAGGTCACTACAGTCCATGTATAAGGACAGTGTTTATGCAACCTACAAGTATGAACCAATGAACTTGGACAATAAAAAACAGAGCTTTCAAGAAAAGGCATACAATGTAATTGAGTATGAATTTTCCAAAACATATGATGCACTACAAGAAATTACATCCGGTTCATTTGCAAATAGGTTAATTTCTATTGATCCACTAACCAGGTCATTCAATATTACAGATTTCGATTACAATAAGATGAAGGACACCATGGAAAAGTTGAATCCAAGTGGTGTATTAAATGAATTGAAGAATCGTTTTGATAAAGCTTTGAATCAATCACCAGAAGGTGTATTGAAGGTTGCAACAGGCAATGCAAACCACGGAAATGTACCTTATATCAAAGAAAAAGAAGGTGGCTTTGCAAAAGATATTTTCATTGAAACAATTTTACCACTTAGAACTGCTGCAATTTCACTTGCAAACTTTACGGCCATGAAAATGGCAGTACCTGGTGATCCAGGGTTAACAGCAGGTAAAGTTATTGAATTTAATCTTTTCACACTAAAACCAACAAACAACACAAAAGAGTTGGACAAATTTTACTCTGGAAAGTATCTTGTGACTGCGGTACGACACATCATTAAGCAAACTGCATATCAGACAATTTTAGAAATGGCCAAAGAAAGCTTACCAAAAGCACAAGAAGGTGCAAATAATTCAGACAAGAACATTAGACAGGCGATTACAGCATGATGAACAATTTTATTGGTAAAGACGGATTTCATTGGTGGTTAGGTGTTGTTGAAGATAGAACCGACCCACTAGGATTAGGCCGGGTGCGTGTCCGTATGTTCGGTCACCACACAGACAACCTTGAAGAATTGCCTACGGATGGTCTATCTTGGGCGTTACCTTGTCTGCCACCAAATGTGTCAATGACTGATGGTGCACCATTATTGGGTGACTATGCATTTGGTTTCTTCACTGATGGTGAATCTAGTCAAGCACCTATCATCATTGGTATATTTCCAGGTATACCAAAAAATGGACCAAACACATCCAAAGGTTTTTCAGAAGGAACATTCTATCCATTAGGTGAACCTACCAGTAGCAGATTGCACAGAAATGAAAAAATTGAAGGAACTGCAATAGGCTATCATAATAATAACCTAGATACCAGTGTGCCTACGGCTAGCGGTGGTACCTGGAGTGAACCAAAATCAAAATATGATGCAAAAATCCCATACAATCGGGTGACACAGACTGAAGCAGGACATGTATTTGAGTTGGATGATACACCTGGTGCTGAGAGGATACACCTCCACCATAAGGCCAATACATTCTTTGAGATTGCACCTGATGGGTCAAAGGTTACCAAAGTATCTGGAAAGAACTATGAGGTTTATCTTTCCGACAATAATATTCATGTAAAAGGTGTTTGTAATATTACAGTCGATGGCAATGCAAACTTATATGTCAAAGGAAGTGTACAAGAAAAGGTTGCTGGCAACTATTCTTTGAATGTGACTGGAGACATAGTTATGAATGGTAAAACCATCAATTTGAATCGTGGTACGATGGGTGCTGCAAGAATTGGGGATACGGCTGATACTGGAGACGATGGTACTGGTAGTCACTTTGATACTAATTCACCAGGCACCAATGTTATCGAAACTGGTTCAGGTACAGTATTCATTGGAGATTAAAATTTCGAATTTTTGCGTTCCAGCCCAAGAATTTTCACCGGCACATCTCAGATTCCAAAAATCGCATTTACTTTTAGCTCATAAATAAAAGATGACAACTTTAACCAAAATATACTCAGACATAGACTTTACTTTCACCAAGAAGCCGGTGACTGGTGATGTTGCTTTAAGTTTTGATAATAAGGCTGTAATACGTTCAATCCGAAATCTGTTGTCAACAAGGAAATATGAACGACCATTTGATCCCGATTTAGGGTCAAACATTGATGCACTTTTATTTGAAAACTTCTCACCGCTTGTTGCAAGTTTAATTGAAAGAGAAGTTACTGATACCATAAACAACTATGAACCAAGAGCACTATTGGATAGTGTCCGGGTTTCTGCTGATCCAGATTCAAATCATTATGATGTTACAATAACATTTTACATAGAAAATGCAACATTACCGACAACAGTAACACTCCTTTTAGAGAGAAATAGATAAGATGGCTGCAAATACTGGTTTAAACATAACAGAACTAGATTTTAATCAAATAAAAACTAGCCTGAAGAACTATCTTCAGTCACAAGACATTTTAAAAGATTATAATTATGATGGTTCTGCACTTTCAACGTTGTTGGACATTCTAGCATACAATACACAATACAATGCTTATTACTTGAACATGGTGGCCAATGAAACATTCTTGGACACCGCTTTACAGAGAGCATCTGTTGTTTCACATGCAAAAACATTGGATTATGTACCGAAATCTTCAATTGCACCAACAGCCACAATCAATTTGAAGGTCAATCAAGTTACTGATACATCATTGACATTACCTAAATTTACATCATTTTTGTCAGAATCTATTGACGGCATCAGTTACATGTTTGTTACAACCGAAAATACCACAGTTACGGTATTAAATAATACTGCAAACTTTGATGGTATAACACTGAAACAAGGTACACCAGTATCTTTGTCTTTTACTTATAATAGTGCAACAAATTCAAAATCTTTATTTGAAATACCTGAAATAAATGTGGACACAACCACGTTAACGGTTTCGGTGCGTGAATCATCATCAAACAATTTTTATAACATCCACACACACGCAAAAGATTATCTAACACTCTCAGGTTCTTCTTTGGTTTATTTCTTACAAGAAAATGTCAAAGGTTTCTATGAAGTTAGTTTTGGTAATGGTGTGCTTGGTAAAAAATTAACCAACGGTAATATTGTTACACTATCATATGTTGTAACAAATGGCTCGGCCTCTACCGCTGCAAACAATTTTGTGTTGATGGATTCAATTTCGGGATATTCAAACACAAGAATTTTTCCACTAACCTCTGCAACTCAAGGTGGCGATAAAGAATCTATAGAATCAATTAAATTTCAAGCACCTAAGTCCTATTCTGCACAAGGTCGTGCAGTCACTAAAGAAGATTACATTACAGCAATTCAACAGAATAATCTTGGTTACTCTTTTGATTCGGTGAATGTTTGGGGTGGCCAAGAGAATGATCCACCAGTGTATGGCCAAGTGTTCATTGCAATGAAACCATCTGGTGCATACATGCTAACTGAAAATCAAAAATCAAAATTGATTAAAGATATTTTGAAACCCAT